TGCTCACTGCCTTCTGCCCTAAGGCATAGATTTGGTACAGTGCCTCATCCGTTCTCTTGAGGTCCTCTATTTGGTTCCGGATAGACTGAGGCAGGAATGGGTTGTCCTTGTAGGTGGACCGTATCATCACCGTATCCTCAGCAGGTAGCTCATACAACCATGAGCTGTTGTCGGAGGGGTTGTAGTCAAAGATAAGCTTATGCTCGGTCCTCATGTTGAGCTGAGTGAAGTCATCGAAGTACAGCTCATTGGCTTCGTTGCACCAAGCTATGTCACGCTTCCTACCTCTAATCTTCTGCTCATCATCCACACTGAAGAACTCCACCATTGACCCATTCGGGAAGGTGTATATCTGCTCAGACTTGTTGTGGGCTTCGAGTGAGTATATACCGAGGTCTTTGAGTATCTCCGTAAAGTCTCTTAATACTGTTGCTCGTAAAGCAGGGAAAGTCTTACGAATAATAGATACTACCTTGCCCTTGTTCTGCAGGCAGTACACTATCACCAACTGACATAGGCTGTAGGTCTTTGAACTCCTACTCCCTCCCTCGTTAACTATGAACCGCTCAGGACCCTGTAGGGCTTGGTGGTTCTTTTGAAATATTACCGTGCTCTTCAGCTCCATTTACTATCTTTTGGTAGGCATTGAATAGCATGACCAACTGCCTCCCATCCATTGCTACAAGTCTCCTATTGATGCGGACCTTCTCACCCTTTGTCTTAAGGATGTAGTCCTCCACCACCGAAGCCATGTAGTCTATCTGATCACTCACTGTCAGGTGTTACTATCGTGACCTTGATGCTATCTATCTTCTCACCGTTGGTGGTAGCATCCACCCTCTCGGTTAGGTTGTTCAATCTTTGGGTGATGGATGGGTTGTACTGCCCTACCATACCTCCCTCGATTTGATCCATACGGATTGCCTCCTCTATGCGTGAACAGATTGTGGCATACTCAGAATATCTCCCATCCTTGTTGCTAAAGTAATCAGTCACAGTACTCCCTTTATCTGCAGCATAGGATCTAAATCCAACTTGAGTAAGTGGTCTCTCAAGAGGGATAGCAGTAGCCTCTCCTGTCTTAGTAGATAGTGAGTAGCTATATCTCGGGTTCTGTTTGCACCATTCTCTGTAGGACTCAAAGAGCTCCCACATTTTCTCAGGGGTTTCAATGTACTTACTTTTCACCTCTAATCTGTTTTAGTTTACGTTGTGCCCATTCAATACCTTCATCACCTCCCCAGGCTAACCACATGAGCCTACCGCATCCATCACCGAGCTCTCGCTGTGAGTTCTGCCGGTGCCTTGCAAATCCTGCCATCCGTGCAATGGTGCTCTCAGTGAGTGGTTCACCCTTGGCTAACTGATTAGCTCTGGCTTTGCCTACTCCTGTACCACACTTACCCCATCCATTCTCATCAGCCCACTTAAGTGCTATCTTGGCATTCTCTGATGCTGCCTTTGGATAGTCATCATAGGACTGAGCAAACACATTCCTGTAGTTGCCAAGGGGTGTATCATACATGGAACCACACACAGCATACCGTTGTGCCTGGTCCGGATACTTCTCTTGGGTCTCAGGGTCAGCCATACACCGTGAAATGTACTGCTCTGCTGTTTCGTTAATCCTCGGTCTTGGCATCTTCAACAATGAATAAATGACCTAAACCAATTGCAGTGTAGAAAGCGTGCTCTTTGGCCAATGCTTCAGTCACTTCAAGCTTTGTGGTGCTGTTAGGTCCTGTTATCTCAATAGTTTTACCGATATACTCAGGGTTCACCTTCGGTGTTATCTTCTTTTTGCTCATATTCCGATGTAATTAGAAACGCATAATACCCAATTATCCAACCTCCTGCACCATACGCTGCTAAATCATAGTTGTGAAATAGCAGGCAAATGCCTGTAAAGATACCTAACAGGCTACAGCATGAGGCTATGAATTGGCTAATTGTCATACTTATATTGTATCTCACGGAGTTTTTGTTTAATATCAGCTATAAGATAGTGAGCTGAGGTAACAGGTATATCAAAGTACTTAGCCATTGACCGTGCTGTATTGTATCCTTTGTCAATGTAGGCACTCAGCACTATCTGTGAGACTCTATCCTCACACCTGGACCGATATATCTCGATGTATGCCTTGTTCCGGTTGTATACTTTCTCCTGTTCTATCTTACTATCCAGGTCAGTAGTATCATCTATCTCATTGACTACCTCATCAGAGCTGTTGACTGACTCCTCTCTATTGCTCTGAGAGCCTGACCACATGATCTGCTTCTTGATGGTATTGAGCATACAGCTCTTCATGGTATCTATGTCATGGCATTCTATCTTGACACAATGCAGATAGGAGTTAGATATTACTGTTGTAGCGTCTAACTGACTGCCCAGCTTAGAAAGTAGGTAATTCGTGTAAGCTTCAAGCTCCTCATACTGCTTCGAGACCAACTTGTCTAAGATACTCTTCATACCAAATAGTAAATTCCTTCAACCAAACCCTTCTACGTACAGAAGCACAGAAGCACTCCTGTGGCTGTGGCCCTTGATACTTGATACGTATCTTCAACAGCTCAATCAGTGATACCTTGGAGTAGAGCTGTGGGTCGGGGTAACTGAGTACACGGTCTACAACCTCGCAATCAGTCGGGTCAATAGGTAGGCCAATATAGCTGCTTGACATGCTAATATGAAATCAAATGAAACAAAAAGGGTAAGCCAAAACGAGACACACTTCACACAACTGAAAGCATCCCGTAGCCATGCAGACATAGGGATGCGGTCAATAGTTGCCTGGAGAGGCTCAAATTCTGTTATCCACCATGCTATGGGGATGAGAGTGAGTAGCGTATACATGCTTCAAATATAACGAAATAAACTTATCCTGTATCTCAAGGGCTACGTTCTCCCCTGCAATGAACCTCCTCACCGTATGGTAAGGAGCCTTCATGTCAAGTGCCAAGTGAACAAGTCTATACCTGTCACTGAGCATATTGTTAGCCTGCTTCACAGCCCATTGGCTAAAGGTTTCACCATTAGAAAGGTAGATCGTCAGTGTCTTCATTTTTTTTAGACTTATTTTGAACAATAGGGGTAACAGCAGAGCTGAGGCTCATAGTCCATGCTTCGATGGTATTGAAATACTTGATGGTTCCATCCTGTGCCTCCCATCTACGGCCTCGTAGGTTGTACTTGAGCTCCACCACATCCCCAGGCTTGAGGTTGTTAGCCAGGTCACACTTATCCTGTACTAACTGAAAGGTAATGTACTGAGGGTACTCATCTTGAGACTTGAGGGTTATGTCTCTCTTTTTGAACTTGTCGCTCACTGTTGTTGTAGGGGTAACGAATACCACCTCTCCTTTGAAATCACTCATATTATTTGATTATATAGATTACAATTAAACATCCTACCTGATAGCCCACTGACAGTGCAAGTGCTTGCTTGAGCCTCTCGGTCCATGTCTTGCTTTCCACCATGTAACCAATGAAGGGTAAGCCCAGGAACGGACCAATACCGGCAAAGAATAACATTGCGGTGGCATTACCTTCTGCCACGTATCTAATGTAGAAGGTAGAGCATATCTCGATTATCAGTGCACTCAGTGCTATTATCAGGTATCTCATTGGTCCAGGTTTATGTTGTGCTGGTTCAGTATCTCATAGAACTTGTCCCGTATGGTTTCCACAATGGCATACTCCTCCTCTGTTTGGTACTGTTGATACTTCCACATAGTACGGAGCTCTTGAGATAGATCCCACAGGGCACAGAACATGGCATCAGCCCGGATAGCGTTCTCCCATTCGTGCTTGTCCTCGGGTAGGTTAAAGGTTAGTTTTGCTTTCATAGGTTTCTTTGTAGTATTGTTCTTCTGATTTTCTAACGTGGTTATTAAATAAGTTTTTATATTGTTCTTCTTGCCTACCTTTATAAAAAGCATCCATTATCTGCTCCTTCTCCATTGCTTTGGCTTGGTCAATATCTCCCTTTGTAAACTTACCACGTTTATTAAAAAGTTGTTGTTCCAACCACTCTACTGCTGTTTGTTGTTTCATGGC